GAGTCGGTTCCTGAAATATTAGACATTGGATTAGCTAAATGGTATGTTTGTTATTGGCCTGACCGTAATGGAGTGTCTCCTGAATATTATGACTCAAACATAAGTAAATATGAACAAACTAGAATCACCCTACTTGCCGCAGTAGATTCTGCAGTTAAGGTTGGATTATCAAGTTTGGAAAACTCAAAAGACTTGAAAGCAACCATTAAAAATGTAAGAATAAACAGAACATCCGGTACTTCAGGAACAAGTGGAACTTCAGGAACATCTGGTACTTCAGGAACATCTATAGAGTCAATATTAGGTTTAGAGTGTCCTCCACCTTCGATTACGACAATTTCTCCACTATCGGGTTATACTGGAACAATTGTTCAAATTAGTGGAAGTAGTTTATCAACCACAAGTTCAATTAAAATTATTGGAGTTGAGGTACTTAGAAAAGATATAACAGTTCTTAATGATAGTTTAGTTAATTTTATTGTACCTAAAGTTTTAACAGGGGATGTTAGTGTTAATGGAAGAATTGAAATTAAAACCGACCACGGGTCATTTACAAGCCCAAGGTTATTCAACTACAGTCCTACGTTAGGAACCAACACCAACCCGCAAGATAATGGACCGTTAACTTTGTCTGGCACCTCAATACCGTTAAATGAGAGTAAGACACAATCGTTAAATGTTAAGGTAAACCCTCAAAATACAGGGTGGGTAATTTCTCGAGGAGTAAGTATGAATTACACAGTATATGAACTTGAGGAAATTAATAATGTAATTAGTAGAAAATATATTTCAAAAGGAGAAGTACTTGTTGAAGGCCGAGTTATTAATAATCAATTTAACATAACCCTTGAACAAGTAGAATTATTATTAAAAAATAACATTCCTAAAAACGAAGGTAAAACGCAGATTGATATTATGTTTAGTGTGAGCGCATCTAAAATACAACAGCAACCTGTGGTACAGCAATTTCCATTTAAAGTATGGTATACAACACCAAACCAAACTCAAGTACCTATAGACAACGTTCCAACAAGTCAAACTAAAGTAACGTTCCCACCAAAACAACTTTCAATTGTTAATGTCGGGGAGTCCCCTTCAATACAAGGTGTTGGTCCAACTTACTATAATATTAGGAAACCTGGAGGTGGATTTATCACACTTAATTTTACGGTACCTCAAGGTGAACAATATAATGATAGTTGGAGAGGGTCTAGTTTGATTATAGACGCATTAACTTTTTCACCAGTACCAAATAGTATTTTGCTGGGAGTTGACACTAATTACACAAATGACGTAACCGTAAGGTCTTTAGGCGCGTTTAGGTTACAAATTGAATATCTTCCGTACGGGTTTACTAGTCCGATTAATGGAGAGATATTAAGACAAACCATATTAAGTGATATTTTCACTTTATAACATAACAACATATTTATATAAAAAAGAATATTATGGACATTAATACAGCAATCAGTAATTATCTTGGAAAAAAAATTAATTATTCTGAAAAAGATAATAACGACGGAACAAAAGAAGTTTGCGACTTAGCAACGGGCCAATGTTATACAGTAAGAGAACGTGACGGTCTTATCGAAAGAGCGGGAAATAGTACTTATGCTAACAGACAAGTTATGGTTGAAACCGATAACGGATTAAAACAATTATTAAACGGATAAAAAATGAGTTTAGATAAAAAAATATTAAGTGAGATAGATAGATACAGAAGTATCAACAAATACATCTCCGAACAAGCTGAAGAGATTCCTACAACACCTGAAGAAGATTTAGGAGCATTAGCGCCAGCCGTTGGTGATGTAGGGGCAGGAGCTCCACCTCCACCGTCAGACGTGGCAGCAGTTCCACCTCCGGCGCCTGAGGCACCAGCATCCGGTCCATTAGATGTTGAGAACGACCCAGATGTTGAAAAACTTGACGACGAAGGAGACAGTGAAGAAACAAGTAATGAAGAAGGTGACTCCGAAGAACTTGATATCACAGAATTAGTAGATTCTCAAAAAAGTATTCAAACAAAACAAGATGAATATTTTGAAAACTTATTCTCACAATTAAATGATTTACAGTCAAGACTTGGTGAGATGGATAATATTATGAATAAGTTAAACACTCTTGAGAATAAGATTGAAAAATACAGAGAAAAAACTCCACAAGAAAAATTAGAGTTAAGAACTTACGACTCATACCCATTCAATCAAAAACTTTCACAATTTTTTGATGACAAGTCAGAAGAGATGGAAAAGACGGGAAAAAATGATTATGTTTTAACTTCCGACGAGGTACAAGACATCAACGTTAACGATATCAAAAATTCTTTCCAACCTGGAGGAGGGGAAGACAAAGACAGTTACAAAACTTCTTTTAGATAATAACGAAGGTGTCGAAAGACACCTTTTTTATTTGACAATACTATATTTTCACTTATATTTATAGAACAATTTAATCATTTAATTTTTAAAAACATGAGTTCATTAGACGCCGTATTGGCACAGTACGAAAAATCACAAAGTTCATCGGGCGGGGCCCAAAGCAAAATGTCGCAAGACGAAAGAATGAAAAAGTATTTCGCTTTAATCCTTGGGGATAAAGAGAAGTCAGGTCAGAGAAGAGTAAGAATCCTTCCTACCGCAGATGGTTCCTCACCATTCAAAGAGGCATGGTACCACGAAATTCAAGTAGGTGGCCAATGGCAAAAATTCTACGACCCAGGAAAGAATGACAACGAGCGTTCACCTTTAAATGAAGTTTACGAAGAGTTGATTGCCACAGGTAAAGAGTCTGACAAACAGTTAGCCGCTCAATACCGTTCTCGTAAATTTTATATCGTTAAAGTTATCGACCGTGACCACGAGGAAGACGGTGTGAAATTTTGGAGATTTAAACACAATTACAAGAATGATGGTATTTTAGATAAAATCATCCCAATTTGGAGAAACAAAGGTGATATCACTGACTCTGAAAAAGGTCGTGATTTAATCATAGAATTGGCAAAATCTAAAACACCTGCAGGTAAGGAATACACAACCGTATCTACGATTATGTATGACGACCCAGCACCTGTTCACACAGATGCAGCACAAGCGACCGCTTGGGTTAATGATGAGTTAAGTTGGTTAGATGTTTATTCTAAAAAACCTGTTGACTATCTTGAAGCAATTGCTCGTGGAGAGACTCCAAAATGGAGTACTGAAAAGGGTGGATATGTTTATGAGAACTCTACAGTTGAAACCGAATCATTCGGTGGTGGAGCATCTAAGAGTGGTAAACCAGCTGTAGCTGCGGACCCACAAGCAAATGACGAACCAGACGGAGACTTACCGTTCTAATTTATAACAAGGGTGGGATTCCCCACCCTTTAATTTTTATCACATGACGTTTAAAGAAGAAATTGACTTACAAGTAAGAGATAATAAGATGTTATCTTATGAGATTTTAAGTCAACTAAAAGACAAAGGTTACTTCTCAGGTAGAAGTAAACAAATCGGTGACACTGTTTTGTTTGGGATGTTAAAAGAAGAAACTGGTGACGGACAACTTAATCTTAGATTAATTACTTTCCACGAAGAAGAAATCGGAACTCTTTATGAGGAAGATAATACTTTCTATAATCGAAATAAAACAAACAAATTACCAAACCTTAAAAGAATAGAAAATGGCAATTAAGAAAAACGACTTTAAATCCATTAAAGAAAAATTCTCAACATCAGCAAAATATAAACCTCAAAGATTTTTTGACTTAGGTCCTGATTTTTTGGATGCGGTTGGTTTACCAGGTCCTGCTATTGGGCACTTGAATATGTTACTTGGTCACTCAGATACAGGTAAGACAACTGCACTTGTAAAGACTGCGGTTGATGCTCAAAAGAAAGGTATCCTTCCTGTGTTTATTATCACAGAACAAAAATGGTCATTCGAACACGCCAAATTGATGGGATTTGATTGTGAGGAAGTAGTTGATGAAGAAACGGGTGAGTTAGATTGGGATGGTTTCTACATCTTCAACAATAACTTCAACTACATCGAACAAATCACCGACTACATCAACAACTTGTTAGATGAACAAGAGAAAGGTAATTTAGATTATAGTTTATTATTTTTATGGGATTCAGTTGGTTCTGTTCCTTGTAAAATGACCTTTGAAGGTAAGGGAGGTAAACAACATAATGCAAGTACTTTAGCCGACAAGATTGGTATGGGTATTAACCAAAGAATTTCAGGGTCACGTAAGTCGGATTCTAAATACGAAAACACGTTGGTGATTGTTAATCAACCATGGGTTGAACTACCTGACAATCCATTTGGACAACCAAAGATTAAAGCTAAAGGTGGAGAGGCCATTTGGTTGAACTCATCATTGGTATTTTTATTCGGAAACCAAAAAGGTGCTGGTACAACTAAAATTACTGCAACAAAAGATAAGAGAACTATTAAGTTCGCATCAAGAACAAAAGTTTCTGTAATGAAGAACCACATCAATGGATTGGGTTACGACGATGGAAAGATTATTGTTACACCACACGGATTCATTGCAGGTAAAGAAGCTAGTGAAGAAAAAATTTCATTGGAAAAATACAAAAAAGAATACGCGGACTATTGGAAGGACATCATCGGAACTGATGGTGATTTCGACCTGAAAGAAGAAAAAGAAGATTAGTATTATTGTTTCACCCTTTAAATCACAACAGTGATTAAGACACTATTAGTTGACGGGTCCAATTTAATGAAAATTGGATTTCACGGAGTAAAAGACCTCTATAGTGACGGAAGTCACTTAGGGGCAATTTACCACTTTATTAATACCATTAGAAAATTCCTCGAGGAGCATAACTACGATAAGGTAGTTGTTTTTTGGGATACTGAGAATAGTTCGTCCGCTCGGAAAGAACTCTATCCTGATTATAAAGGAAATCGAAAAAATGATATGAATGAATTTAAATATGAATCATATCTAACTCAAAATTCCCGAATTAAAGAATATCTTGAGGAAGTCTTTGTAAGACAAGTCGAGATGAACAATAATGAAGCGGATGACCTCATTGCTTATTATTGTCAGGTAGCAACTAATGAAGAGATTACTATTTTTTCTTCAGATAAAGACCTCACACAACTTATTACCGATAAGGTGTCCATTTACTCGCCAAACCTTAAAGAGTACTTTAAACAAGGGGATATGATAACCATTAACAAAGTTAAGATACCTCACTATAATGTTTCAACCTGTAAGATTTTTGCGGGTGATACTTCAGACAACATTAAAGGTATTGAAGGATTAGGTGAAAAAACTTTAGTTAAATTATTCCCCGATATGCAGGTTAAACCATGCACTATCGATGAAATACGGGTTAATGCTGGAAATTTACTACAAACAAAGAAATCAAAAGTTTTAGAAAATATTTTGACAGGTCGAAGTAAAAATGGTATCTTTGGTGAAGAGTTTTACACTACAAACAAAAAAATTGTCGATTTAACTAATCCACTAATCACAGATGATGCTAAAGAATTGGTTAAACAAATTATTACCGACACAATTGACCCTACAGATAGAGGATATAAAAACCTAATGAGAAT